ATTCCTCATTCTTAGCCTGTGCTGATTTGGATAGTACCTTATTATCACCCTCGCATCCCAACTGCGTTCTTCCGGCGACTGCTGAACTGATTTAAATGTGCGATTAGATCTTCTGGTTATTTTTCCCGACTTGCATTTGTCATAGAAGAATGTTGTGATTCGAGTTTCTCCGGGTTTGAATGATACGACACGCTGTTCGCCCACTGTGCATTTGTTGAGACAATGCTTGCATACCGAGGCTCTGTGGTATCGCCGAAAGGCATCATGGTTCATTCGACCGGGGCGAACAACCCGAACCTCAAACGCTATGTGGGACCCGACGACGGGCTTCTGGGCAAGAATCAATACAATAATCACTGGAATCAGGACAAGCCGGACGGGCGACAGGTCTGCGTCCACGGCTTCATCGGCAAGCTGGCTGACGGCAGCATCGCCACTTATCAGACGCTCCCGTAAGGGTGTCGTAAAACGCGACAGCCTTTTAAGAAGATAAAGAGGATATTCGAAAATTGCTGGATGTGGCAATGGAAGCTGGCATGAGCCCTGTAATGGGGGGCTTTAGCCATGAGCAAAAAAAGAATACGCCCCACTGCAGGACGCCCTCGCCTCTTCGCGCTTTTATCAGCCTTTTCCCTGCTTGACATTCCGGGTTGGCGTCTATATAATCGATCTATTGAGAACAGTATAATATAGAACAAATCGAAAGGTAACATAATGAACAATCCGACTAAACTACTGGTCAGCGGTCAACAGATGAAACGGCTTTATGAAAAACAGTTTGAAGAAATTTGCCGAAGGTACCAAATCAATCAAAATGAAGCCGACATCCTTGCGTTCCTTGCAAACAACCCCAGCTTTGATACGGCACGGGATATCGTTGAAATGCGGATGATTGCCAAGAGTTATGTTTCAACTTCCGTTGAGAACCTCATAAGGAAAGGCTTGCTTGTGAGAATTCCAGATGAGAACGACAGGCGGGTCATCCATCTTCATTTAACAGATAGAACGATTCCCATTATTGCGGATGCAAGAGCCAGGCAGGAGAAATTTATTAAGATACTTTTTACGGGGATGACAGCTGACGAGATCAAAATGTTTGAGACGCTGCTGGCTATGATCTTTGACAACGCAAATAATGCTAATGGATAATAAACGAGGGGTAGAGATAATGGAAACAGATAGTACTTTTTTAGGAACTGAAAAAATTGGAAAGCTCCTTTTCAGGCTTTCCATACCCGCAATCACGGCGCAACTTGTCAATATGTTGTATAACCTTGTCGACCGTATCTATATCGGACATATTCCCGGTGAAGGTACTCTGGCACTGACTGGTGTCGGAGTCTGTATGCCAGTCATCCTGCTGATTTCGGCGTTTGCCGCCCTCGTAAGCATGGGCAGTGCGCCCAGAGCCTCAATTTATATGGGAAAGGGCGACAACAAAACAGCCGAAAAAATTCTCGGCAATTCATTTGTCATGCTTCTGTTCATCAGCGTTATTCTGAGTGTTACTATTTATATCTGGAAAGAAAAACTTTTGCTGGTTTTTGGCGCAAGTGAAAATACCATCGGATATTCAATGAGTTATATGAGCATATACGTGCTCGGTACGGTGTTTGTACAGCTCGCGCTGGGTCTGAATGCCTTTATCACGGCGCAGGGTTTCGCGAAAGTCAGTATGTACTCTGTGCTGATCGGCGCTGTATGCAACATCATACTTGACCCTATATTTATCTTTGCTTTTCATATGGGTGTCGCTGGCGCGGCGCTGGCAACGATCATATCACAGGCCGTTTCTGCTGCCTGGGTCATTCATTTTCTTCGCGGTGGAAAAACCGTTTTGAAATTGAAAAAGGGAAATTTCAGGCTTGAGCGCAGGATAGTGCTCCCCTGCGTCGCGCTTGGTCTTGCTCCATTCATCATGCAGGCTACCGAAAGCCTGATTGCCATCTGTTTTAATGCCTCGCTTCTCAAATATGGTGGGGATATTGCTGTCGGCGCTATGACGATACTCCTGAGTGTCATGCAGTTTTCGATGCTTCCGCTTGTTGGACTCACGCAGGGCGCGCAGCCGATCATCAGCTATAATTTTGGCGCGAAAAATGCTCAGCGTGTAAAGGAAACGTTTTTAATGCTCTTAAAATGCTGCGTTGCTTTTTCAACGGTGCTGTGGCTCTTGGTCATGCTTTTCCCGCAAATTTTCGCAGGTATCTTTACATCCGATCAAGAACTGATCGGATTTACGGCAAGCGCAATGCGCATCTATTTTGCCGTTTCACTGATATTCGGAGTCCAACTTGCCTGTCAGCAGACCTTTATCGCGATTGGGAACGCCAAAACTTCGCTGTTTTTAGCGGTGCTCAGAAAGATCATCCTGCTGATTCCCCTGATCTATATGCTGCCCTTGGTTTTCACCAATCAAACCACGGCGGTATATCTGGCTGAACCCGTTGCGGATATTATAGCCGTTTCCGTAACCGGTACAATGTTTGCGGTTCAATTCAGGAAAACATTGCAATCACTTAGATAGGAAAAAGTGAAACAGGTATGCCAATTGCCGCTGAAGGTGCACATCGGAAGACCCACTGAATTTTATAAAGGAGAATAAATATATTCAAGAATGTTTCTCTCTGAATAAATATATTCAAGAATGTTTCTCTCTGAAATCGCTGGGATTTACATCGTAATATATTGAAAATTCTCCGAAATTGTGCTGTAATGAAGTTTAGTTTAACCCACGGCGAGGATAAGGAGGGTTCATTTTGGCAAAGTGCTATCGTTCATTCGCTGCCTACATCGGAGATGTGTTCTACGATGAAATTCACGACAAACTGAAAAGCTATATCTACCAAAACAAAGGCAGCTTAAATCTGTCTTCCTATAATATTTCCGATCCCTCTTACACTGCGTTGGATGATTTTCATGTAATGAGTGTGGTCTTTCACGAATCCGAAAACGACAGAATAGATTTTCAGGCAGCAATACAGGCAGACATAGAAATCTCCGGTCGTTCCCGGCGGGATTATGACAGCGATATGATTGATCGCTGGTTTTCCGTTTTATGCTCTGCCACACTTCAAGATGGCCTTCATCATTTTTGCATCAAGAACATTTCAGAATACTCGTGCGAACGGTTCAAGGCCGAAGACGCTCTCACCAAGTATCTGGTCCCGTATGTCTTTGCAAAGGACCTCGACAAACATGCTGAAAAGTTTCTTGAGAAATACTGCCCGCAGGCGTTAGGGGAACCCATGCCATTGCTCATCGACGAGATAATTGCCAAAATGGGATTGACCGTTTTCTATGCTCCTCTGTCTAATGGGATTTTCGGTCAGACTTACTTTAATACTGCAACCATCGATACATATTCGAGCCTTGAAAGCCGAGAAGTTCAATCAACGGAAATTCAGACCGGAACAATTCTGGTTAACCCGGATATTGTCTTCATGCGTAACATCGGTTCTCGAAATAACACCATCATCCACGAGTGTGTCCATTGGGACAAGCACAGTAAGTTTTTTGAGCTACAGAAACTTCTCAACTCAGAGCACCAAGCAATATCGTGCGCCGTAGTAGAGGACTACCGAAAAAATCCAAATCAGCTGGAAGATGAACTTTCATGGATGGAATGGCAGGCAAATGCCATCGCACCAAGAATATTGATTCCGGAAAAGGCCGGTAAAGCAAAGCTCAGCTCAATTTTAACCAAGCTCCGCAGGGGCTTTGGCAAAGGCCTACGTGAAGGATATATTATGGAGCTTGCAATCAGTGAGTTTGCCGATTTCTTCAAGGTTTCCACCACGGCAGCTAAAATTCGTGCGTTTGAACTTGGATTTGAACAAGCAGCCGGTGTATTTAACTTTGTTGACGGGGTTCATTATCCGCCATTCTCGTTTAAGAAAGGTTCACTAAAACGCGGTCAGACTTTTATCATCGACCGAAATAATGTAATCGTTGAGAGTTTCTTTAATGTCGATCTTATAGAAGACATCCGTTCCGGTCATTTTATTCATGTCGGTGGTATGCTCGTTATCAATGACCCGAAGTATGTCCAGAAGGAAGATGGAAGCGAAGCAACCCTGACAGACTATGCCTTAGAGCACGTTGACGAGTGTTGCTTAGTATTTGACCGGAACACCAGAGTCAGTACCCGCTATGATGACTCCTTCTATCGTATTTGTTTTCTTTGCAGAGATGCTGATTCTAAGAGCTTCGTGGAAGCAAAGTATAACCCGAAGGAAGGCAAAAATGAGGATGTTGTAAAACGTGCTTGTGAAATGGCGGCAATTATTGAAGAAGCCAAGCGGGTATCGGATATTCTTGCAGAGCTACCATCCTCATTCTGTGGTACTCTCGATTATCATATAAAGCGTCGCGAGTACACCAATGAGAAAATGGAGGAACGAACTGGTATTAGCTCACGTATGATTCAGAACTACCGGAATAAGAAGGATGCCAAACCAACGCTGCATAGTGTACTTGCTCTTTGTATTGGGTTAAATCTACAACCTGCATTCTCCTACGACCTGATTTCTAAGGCCGGTCATAACTTAATGATCGCATCCGAAGAGTTTCTCGTTTATCGGTATCTGATCGACAACCACCACATGGAAAACATCTATATGTGGAATTCCAAGCTGCAGGACGCGGGCATTCCACAGCAACTACCTAAAAATGGAAACAAAATGACGGCTCAATAAAAAAATTCGGAAGTGCCACTTCCGGTATAACCCCCTTGTATATCAAGGCCCTTATGTCATTGCGACATGAGGGCCTTTTTTTTGCCTATTTTTCGGTATTTTTACAGCTTTCAATCGGAAGTCCCACTTCCTCGTGAAAATCCGGAATCTCAATAAAATAGTACATGTGAGTTGAAGCTCATGCCATCAAACGGTACATCCGCTGGCCCGGATGATCCAGTGCCGCTTGGTGGGACAAGTTTATATTATCAGCTGCCTACTGGATAAGGAAGCTGCAGACCGGAACGGAGAAATCTCCGTTGGGACTGTGGTTGGATTTCTATACCCATTTTGCAGCTGACCATGAAGGGTTCCTCCGTTCCAAGCAAATCAAACGGAGGAAAATTTCATGAATAACAAAGAAAATCAACGCAAAATCTACATACGCAGCTCCCAACAGTGGGTGCCCGTAACTGAAGAAGTTTATCGCGAATACTACCGCCCCATCTGGCGCTTACAGAAGGAAGCTCAAAAGAACGCTCAGTGCGTATGTCCCAAGTCCAAACTCTGGGTATGCGACGGCGACTGTGCCACCTGCAAATATCGTGCAGTCGGAAACACCGTCTCGCTCGATGCGCCGATGGAAAACGCTGCCGGCGAGGAGTTCTGCCTCTTGGATACCATTGAAGACCCAACCAGCAGTTCTGCCGACGTCCTTGTGGACAGGCTTCTGCTTGAACAGCTTCTCGACGAGCTTGCGGAGCGTGACCCTGAAGGCAAACGTATCTGTGAGCTCATCATGGCTGGAAGTTCCAAGACGGAAATCGCGGATACCCTTCAACGAGAGTTCGGTGGCGACTGGTACAAGTCCAAAGCCGTCTACCGCGAAAAGCAGGTGCTCGACCAGCTCCGCAAACGCATATTAGGTCTCAAGTAATCACACGGTTTTGCCCTCTGTCAGAGAAATTTGGCGGAGGGCAAAATTATTTTTCTGTTTTTTTGTACGATGGGCTCCTTTTTTTCCAGTGGGTAGTGAGGACAGAGAAAACGACAAGTCCCCAGATTGGAGGAAGCCCGAATGAACGAGACAAGACAAGTATCCGGCACGGACGAGGAATTGATTGATATTTTGACTGCAATTTCAGTCGTGTCAAAGCGGCTGGCGAGAAACCTCACTATCCTCGCCGCACAAAGCAAATCTAAGGAAGGAGAGAAAGCGAATGAGCAAAATGAGCGAGATGGCTTCGACCATCGAAGAACTGCGCAATGTGTGCAACGAACTCGAACAAGTTCGTACTGTTATCAGCGACGCGGCTAATTGGCTGGCAGAGCAGTTCAGCGGCGATGATACGCCGGAAGCGCCCACATCCGTGAAAGAACCACCGCTCACGCTGGAAGCGGTCAGGGCCGTACTTGCGGACAAGTCTCGTGCGGGCTTTACCGCTCAGATTCGCTCTCTGCTCCAGAAGTACGGCGCTGACAAGCTGTCGGGCGTTGACCCGGCAAACTACAAGGCGCTGCTTGCAGATGTGGAGGAATTGAACGATGCCACCTAAAGGACACGCCATTCTCTCCGCATCCAACTCCGACCGCTGGCTGCACTGCCCACCGTCTGCTCGGCTCTGCGAGAGCTATGAGGATAAAGGCTCGGACTACGCCGCAGAGGGCACTGATGCCCACGCGCTTTGTGAGTTCAGGCTCCGTCAGGCGCTGGGCATGGAAGCGCAGGACCCAACCGAAAACCTAACATGGTTCAACGAAGAAATGTCGGACTGTGCCA